CACTGCCTACAAGCACATCCAGGAGAAGAAGCTCCGCCCGAACCGGGATGGCCGCTACACCATCACCGAGATCGAGCGCTACGCCGCCGCCTACCTCAAGCGTAAGGACGGCATCGATCAGGAACTCACCCCCCTCGATACCATCCAGCAGGAAAAGCTCCGGGCCGAGACGGACAAGATGAAGGCCCAGGCAGAGCATTGGCAGATCAGGGCAAAGGCCGCCAAAGGCCAGTACGTGGACAAGGGTTATTTCGACCAGGAGCTTGCCCGTCGGGCGGCCATCTTCCGGGCCGACCTGGAGGGGTTTGTCCGCAGCAAGTCCAGCGACATTACGGCCCTGGTTCAGGGCGACCCGCTGCTCATCCCGCGCCTGATCGATTACATGCAGTCCGAGGTGGAAACCGTCCTGGCCCGCTACAGTGAGGACCTCCCCATCGAGGTCCCTGTCCCGCAAATGGACGGTGAGGAGGACCCGGACGGAGAGCCAGAGATGGAGGATGCGGATGAATGACCGTTACGCTTTCAATCGTTCCACCGTCCTCTTCACCCCGGGCGAGCGGCGCGTCTTTGCCCGGCGGGAGCGCCTCTCCACCGCCGAATGGGCCGCCCGCCACCGGGTGGTCGTGGGGGGCAACCTACCGGGCCGGTGGATGAACGAGGCCACGCCCTGCGCCGTGGGCATCATGGACGCCCTGGACGACCCATCCATCCGCGAAATCTACGTCCAGGCCGCCCCCCAGACCATCAAGACCCAGGCCGCCATCAACTACCTGTTGCGTCGCATCGACCAGCAGCCCACCACGGTTATGTACGTCATGCCCGACGAGAAGAAGGCCAAGCGCATCATGAAGCGCCGCATCCTGCCCACGATCCGCAAGACGCGCCGCACGGCGGATCTCCTGAGCACACGGGCCGACGACACGACCAGCCTGGACATCCAGTTCATCAACGGCATGAATTTCTTCGTTGCCTGGGCCTCCTCGCCCTCGGCCCTGTCCTCCGACGCCGTGGAGGTGGTCATCCTGGACGAGATGGACAAGTTCCCCCCGCCCCAGGGCGCCGAGCCTGACGCCCATTCCCTGGCGGACCAGCGGACCAACGCCTATCCCTACACCTACAAGATCTATGGTTGCTCCTCTCCCACGGACGAAGCCGGTCTCATCACCAAGGCTATTGCCGAGCGGGCCGACGAGGTGCGCCACTACGAGGCCCGGTGCCCCGTCTGCGGCGAGTTCCAGCGCATGGTCTGGGAGCAGATCGCCTGGGGCAACACCCGGGACCCCCGGGCGGTCCTCCACCGCAACCTGGCCCGGTACTATTGCCGGGCCTGCGGCATGGCCTGGGACGACGCCATGCGGGACCTGGCCGTCCGGTCCGGCCGGTGGGTGGCGGAAACCCCCTGCCCTTCCCCTACGGTCGTGGCCTTCCACCTGCCATCGTGGTATGTCCAGCCCCTGGCCCGGCCCGTGGCGTCCTTCCTCCGGGGCCTGTCCGACCGGGAGGCCCTCCGGACCTGGGTGACCCAGCACTGCGCCGAGCCCTTCAAGGAGATTATGGCCAAAAAGACCGACACGGTCATTCTGTCCCGCAAGACCGACCTGCCGCCCCTGGTGGTCCCCGCCGATGCCGTGGTTCTCACCGCGGGCATCGACATGCAGAAGCACGGCTTCTGGTTCGTGGTCCGGGCCTGGGCCGAGGACCTTACGTCCTGGCTCATTCAGTACGGCCAGTTGGCCGCCTTCCGCGAGATCGAGGACCTCCTGTACCGGACGACCTACCGTGTCCAGGGGACAAGCGAGACCATGGGGATCTGGCGGGCGGCCCTGGACACAGGCGGGGGCCAATCGCCGGACGGGGACTGGAGCAGGACCGAAGAGGCCTACGAATGGCTCCGGAACCAACCCCCGGGCCGCGTTTACGGTACCAAGGGCGCCAGCCACAAGTGGGCCATGCAGGGCAAGCACATCCGGGTGACCAAGAGCGACACCCAGCCCTCCAGCGTCAACCTCATCCCCGGTGGCCTGGAGCTGCGCATCCTCAACACGGACGCCTACAAGGAGACGATCCACTGGCGCCTGGGCCGCAAGGAGGCCCAGGGCGAGACGCCCGCGGAGACCCAGCGGTTCTACGTCCACGCCGAGACCGGCCTGGACTACGTCCGCCAGCTCCTGTCCGAGGAGCAGCGCAGGGACCGCCGGGGCGTCGTGTCCTGGAAGCAGGTCTTCCACCAGAACCATCTCCTGGACTGCGAGATCCTGGCCGCGGCCTGCGCCGACAGCGAATGGCTCCCCTCGGTCCGGATGATGGCGGCATACCTGCGGAGACAGCGGGAAGAACAGGGCGGCCCCGCCCAGCTACGCGGCCGCCGGGTGATCAGCAAGGGGGTGGAGATATAGATGACAGCCGCGAATACCGCAGGATGCAACAAGGTGATATGGACGTCGAAGTGCATCGCCGCTCACCTGGGAGTATCGCAAGCCAAGTTTTATAATTTGGTAAAAGCGGGACTTCCGGCCGTGGTCATCGACGGCACATGGTGCGCCCATGCCGACAACCTCGATGCGTTTTTCCGGCAGAGAACCGCCAAGATAATGACGACCATACCCTCCGACGCCGATTGAAAGAAAGATGTCAAGAAAAATCTGTGCTCAATATTGCCCATTCTGTGCTCAATATTGCCCATTCTGTGCTCAAAATCGATTTTGAGCACATTGCTGAAAAAAACCCATGATATGGTGGTTCCCAAAAGCGGACCACAATATCTTGAGGTGTAACATGGCATTCACCACCTGGACGGCCCTGAAGGCCCAGATATTAGACGACATCGCCGCCGGCTCCATCCTCACGAGATCATACTCCATCGGGTCACGGTCCCGGACCTTCAACACCATGACTGAAGTGATCGAATTCCTTAAATTCTGCGATTACCAGATCACCTGTGAGACCACATCCCGCCGCGGCCCCATAGTGAGAGGAGCGACGCCGACATGACGCTGGAAGTGCAGGTGGGACGAAAGAAGATCGCTGTCGAGCAGAACATCATCGACCGGGCCGTGGCCTGGCTCGACCCCGTGCGGGGCCAGCGTCGCCTGGCCGCCCGCCTCCGCCTCGCCCTGGCCGGTGGTTACTCGGGGGCATCCCGGACCAAGAGGTCGCTCATGCAGTGGACCACGGGCAGCCGGGACGCCGATTCGGACATCCTCTGGGACCTCCCCACCCTGCGGGACCGCAGCCGGGACCTGCTGCGTAATGCTCCCCTGGCCGCGGGCGCCGTCAGTACCGTGGTGACCAACACCGTCGGTCAGGGGCTCAAGCTGCAATGCCGGCTGGATCGAGCCGCCCTGGGCATAGACGACGAGCGGGCGGAGGCCTGGGAGGCGGAGACGGAGCGCGAGTGGGGGGTGTGGTCGGAGACGCAGGAGTGCGACGTGGCCCGGACCCTGAGTTTCCGCGATATTCAGGACCTCGTGTTCCGTCAGACCCTGGAGAACGGCGACGTATTCGTGCTGATGCCCCGGTTCCAGCGGGGGATGTTCCCGTATCTGCTGCGCCTGCAGGTCGTCGAGGCCGATCGCGTGTGCAACCGGGACTACTCCCCGGATTCGGAGACGCTGGCCGGCGGCGTCGAAAAAGACAGCTACGGCGCCCCCATCTATTACCACATCATGCAGCAGCACCCAGGGAACATGCTGTATGCGTCGCGGAAGAGCTACACGTGGGACGTCGTCCCCGCGTTCAGCAGCCAGACCGGGCTGCGCAACGTCATACACCTGTATCGGATATTGCGTCCCGGGCAATCGCGCGGGGTCCCCTATCTGGCCCCGGTCATCGAGACGATGAAACAACTGGACCGCTACACGGAGGCGGAGCTGATGGCCGCGGTCGTATCCGGCATGTTCACGGTGTTCGTCGAGACGGAGCGCGGGGATGCTGCCTTTGGCCAGTTTATGCCGGATGCCGAAACAAACGCCCAGGCGTCCGACGAAGATTACAAGCTCGGCAACGGTGCCATCGTCGGCCTCGCCCCCGGAGAGCGGGTGACCTCGGCCAATCCGGGGCGGCCCAACGAGGCATTTGACCCCTTTGTCAAGGCCATCCTCCAGCAGATCGGGGTGGCGCTGGAAATACCCTACGAGGTCCTGATCCGGCACTTTTCTTCGTCGTACAGCGCCTCGCGGGCGGCGCTGCTCGAATCCTGGCGGTTCTTCCGCAACCGCCGGGCATGGCTGGCCCGTAATTTCTGCCAGTTGGTATATGAGAACTGGCTGACCGAGGCCGTCGCCCTGGGGCGGATCAAGGCGCCGGGTTTCTTTCGGGATTATCGCATCCGCAGCGCCTATATGGGGGCCTTATGGGTCGGCGAGGCTCCCGGCCAGATCGACCCGCTCAAAGAGGTCGCCGCCGCGGAGAAGCGACTGACCCTGGGCCTGTCCACCCTGGACGAGGAGACCGTGGCCATCACGGGTGGCGATTTCGAAACCAACTTCCCAAGGATTGCCAAGGAACGGCGGATGCTTCAGGAGATCGGTATGTGGCAACCCGGGGAAAATACAAATGAACCTATGCCGCCGCCGAAAAACAGCGACGAGGAGGACGAGACATGAAACTCCTGGACATCATGACATCCCCCTGGGCCATTGTCCCGGCCAAACTCCAGGAGATCCGGGCAATATATGAGACCCACATGCGGGGGAACAAGCTGGACCTGAAGGGCCTCAAGCAGGAGCGAAAGAGCGCGGGCCTGTTCTACCTGGGCGACGAAGACAGTGACGACGGGCGGGGCTACGCCATCGACCGGGGCGTGGCGATCATTCCCGTGATGGATGTTTTGACAAAGCAAAGGACGTTTTTCTCGTATCTATTTGGGGGCTCGTCTATGCGGGACATCGGCGACGCCTTCCGCCGTGCCCTGCAGGATCAGGAAGTCCATTCGATCCTGCTGCATATCGACTCCCCGGGCGGGACGGTGGACGGCACGGAGGAGCTGGCAAATATCATCCGGGCAGCGCGGGGGACCAAGCCTCTCGTGGCCCTGGCGGACGGCCTCATGGCCTCGGCGGCGTACTGGATCGGTGCGGCGGCGGATCAGCTCTACATCGCCGGGGAGACGACGGAGGTAGGCAGCATCGGCGTGGTGGCGACACACATCGACGTCTCCAAGCAGGATGAGCAGTTCGGCGAGAAGTGGACCGAGGTCACGGCGGGTCGGTATAAACGCATCGCCTCGGCGCACAGGCCTCTCAGCGACGAGGGCAGAGAATACCTGCAAGGTCAGGTGGACGAGATATATCGCGTATTCGTCGAATCCGTAGCTGAGTTCCGGGGGCGCTCGGTGGAGCAGGTCCTGGAGGCGGCGGACGGTAAGATATTCATAGGGCGGGCAGCCATAGAGAACGGCCTGGTGGACGGCCTGGCTACCCTGGATGAGATCATCACGCTATTAGAGGAGGACAATCAGATGACTTTGGAAGACTTGCGAGAAAAACATCCCGATCTGTACCGGGCGGCATACGAGGAGGGCCGGACTACCGGCGCCGCGGAGGCCCAGGAGCGGATCAGGACGGAGGCATACGCCGCCGGCAAGGCGGAGGGCCTGATAGAGGGCGCCACGGCAGAGAGAGAGCGGGTGCTCGGGATGGACGAGGTCCTGATCCCCGGGCATGAGGACCTGCTCGCGGAATGCAGACGGGACCCGAAATGTTCCGTGGTGGATTTTCTGGAAAGACAGGCGAAGGCGGAACAGCGGATCAGGCAGGATGAGCTCGCCAAGATCACCCAGGCCGCCATCCCGCCCGTCGCGCATGCTACCGCCCCCACCCCCGGCACCGACGCCGGCGGGAGCGCGGAGGACAGCCTGCCGATCGAGCAGCGGGCAAAATTGGAATGGGACAGGTCTCCGGAAATCCGCAAGGAATTCGGCGAGAACTTTGACGCCTGGCTGGCCTTTCAGAAAAATGTGGCGGCGGGCCGGATCAGGATATTCGGGCGCAGGGACCGATAACAAGAAGGAGGTAAGAGCATTATGGCATTAGCAGCAGACACCCCGAGAAAGTACGAGCTGGGCAACATCAACGAGTTGCCCGTGAAAGCCTCAACGAAGATCTATGAGGGCGCGGCGGTAGGCGACGACGGCGCCGGTTACATGCGCGGCCTCGTGGCCGGCGATCAGTTCCGCGGCTTCGCCCAGCGCCAGGCCGACAACTCCGCGACGGCGACGGACGGTTACATCAACGTCAAGGTCATCACCGAGGGCAAGGTGCAGTTGACCATCACCGGGATCGCCATCACCGATGTCGGCAAGCCCGTCTATGCCAGCGCCGACGGGACGTTCACGCTCACGGCGGGCAGCAACAGCCTGATCGGGTCCGTCCATCGTTACGTCGCCGCCAACACGGCCATTGTGGCCTTTTCTGACAAGGGTGAAGATTCCGCGGCCTCGGCGGCGGCGTCCACGGCGGACAGCAAGGCCGTCTCCAACTCCGTGGTGGAGTCGACAAACAGGAGTATCAGCGACAGCAAGGCCACGTCTCTTTCGACGATCATCTCGGCGAATCTGTCCACCTGCGACAGCAAGGACGCATCCCAGTCGGTGTTGATCAGCAACCACGAGTCGCGGATGGTTTCGCATAGTATCTAAGGAGCGGATAGCATGCGGATAGCTCACTGGACGGAGCATATCGGCTCGGGGATGAGCCGCGTAGCGGAGGACATGGCGGCCCAGGAGCGCCTCCTCGGCCACGAGTCCCACGTCTTCAGCCCGTTCCGCCCGGTCGGCGATGATGCGCGGCAGGCCGATGTTCATGTCATTCATCAGCACCTGCCGGATGAGTTCCACGGCGAAGGGTACCGAAAGGTCTATGTCACCCACGGCACCCCGGAGCATGTCTTCCAGTCCTCCGTCGAGGCGGGCCTGAACATCGGCTACGGGGCGAGCGACCCCTTCATGATCGCCCAGTACTGGCTCAAGGCCGCCGACGCCGTCGTCACCTTCTGGCCGCGCATTCAGGCGATCTGGCAGGACCTCTGCCAGAAGCCAAAAAAGGTTGACCTTGTTCCCATGGGGATCGACCTGGAATACTGGCGCGACGGGCAGAGCCGTGGGAAGTATACCGGGGCGCCGAGCGTCTTCAGTGCGGAAAACTGTCATTACATCAAGTGGCCTCTCGACCTCATCATCATGTGGCCCTGGGTGGTGGCCCAGGTCCCGGCGGCGAGGCTGCACCTGGCGTACATCCCCCGGGATCAGCACCGCTGGTGGTTCCCCTGGATGCACGCCAACGGTTGCGCCTTCAAGAGCTACATCAGCGGCGGGGCGCTGTCCTGGCCGGATTTGCGGAACGCCTTCCAGTCCACCGACTATTACCTCGGCCTGGTGCGGTACGGCGACTTTGACCGGGTGTGTCTGGAGGCGCGGGCCGCCGGGGCGAAGGTAATCTCCTGGGCGGGAAACGATTACGCCCATTACTGGCTCCACGAGGGGGATCAGCGCGACCAGGCAAGGGAGCTGGCGGCGATCCTGAAGGGCGAAATCGATCCCCGCGATGTCAAGGACGTCCCGCATCGGAAGGACATGGCGGAGGCCATGATAGAGATATATCAGAGGGTAATAGGGGAATGAAGACAACCTGCACGATATGGCCGCCCGCCAACATCTACGGGAAGGCCCGCATAGGCCGGGGCGTCAAGATCGGCGCATATTGCGACATCGGCGCGGCGACCATCGGCGACGGGGTGAGTATCGGTGCGTTTGCGTTCATTCCCGGCAAGATTACCATTAAGAATAATGCCTGGATCGGACCCCGCGTCACGTTCACCCACACCTTCCCGCCGGCGACGCCGGACGACTGGGAGGAGACGGTGGTCGGCCAGGGGGCGAAAATCGGCGCATCGGTGACGATCCTGTGCGGCATAGAGATCGGCGATAACGCCGTCATCGGGGCGGGAAGCGTCGTGACCAGAGACGTACCCGCCGGCGAGACATGGGCCGGGGTGCCGGCCAGACCCATCAACACAAAGATCACGTAAAGGAGGCTCAAAATGGGAGCATCAGGATTAGGGAGCCGAGCAATCATCGGCGCGTTTTACAACAAATTGTCTCAGGACCTCGGCATGAGCTGGATTCCCGGCGTGTCCATGCTGTTCGAGAGCAATCAAGAGAGTGAGACGTACAAGTGGCTGGGCATGGCCCCGACGATGCGGGAGTGGATCGGCGGCAGGCAGGCCAAGGGATTCAGGGAAAACGGCATCACCATCGTCAACAAGACCTACGAGTCCACCCTGGAGGTATTGGTGGACGAAATTCGCCGGGACAAGACCGGGCAGGTCATGCTGCGTGTCGCGGAGCAGGCGCGGCGGGCCAACGCCCACTGGGCGTCTCTGCTGACCACCCTGATCGTCGCCGGCGGGGCAACCGCGTGCTATGATGGACAGAATTTCTTCTCTGGTAACCATTCCGAGGGCGACAGCGGGACCCAGGACAACGATCTGACGGGTGCTGCCGCCACCGGGACCCAGCCCACGGCCGCAGAAGCGGAAGCGGCGGTCATGGATTGCGTCGCCGCCATCCTCGGGTTCAAGGATGACGTCGGCGAGCCCATGAACGAGGGGGCGAGCGGCTTCGTCATCATGGTCCCCACGGTGTATCTGCCGCCGTTCGCCGCGGTGATGAGCAACGATTACATCGCTGCCGGCCAGAGCAACCTCGTCAAGAATATCGAGGGGTTCAACTTCTCTCTCGTGGTCAATCCCCGACTGACGGCCGTGGACACCTTCTATGTCTTCCGCACCGACGGCGAGACCAAGGCCCTCATCCGGCAGGAGGAGGAACCCATCACCGTGTCGGCCATTGCCGAGGGAAGCGAGCTGGAGTTCAACGAGAACAAACATCACTACGGCATCAAGGCGATCCGGAATGTCGGCTATGGGTACTGGCAGCACGCCTGCCGGTATGTGTTCACGTAGGCCGTGATATTACCTTGAGGTCCCGGATTCGTCCGGGGCCTCTCTTAATAATAAGGATCAGCCAATGGCGGCTGTCAAATGGGCGGGTAGATGGATGGGCTTCATCATCGGCGTATCCCTGGGGCTGATAGCGGCCATGCTGGCCCTGATCGGCGCCATCATCAGCGCTGCCGGCAAGATGGTCGTCGAGCTGACGGAGGACGCAGACGATGCCTGACACACGCGGCAACAGCATCGGAGAGAGCACCATAACGATCAAGTGGTGGTGCGTACTACTGGTGATCATCGGGGTATTCGGCTGGATGTTCATTGCCCAGATGAATGTCGACCGGCGCGTAACGACCCTGGAGACGCAGTATTCGTTCATTTCCCAGTCCATCACGGAGGTCCGGGAGCTGACGAAGGAGATACGGGCGGACCAGCTCCGGCGGTATCGGCAGGAGACGGACGGCAGATGATACGGTGCCCCCGCTGCCGCAGCGCGTATCTGGGCCACTGGCTGGGCGGCTGGGCCATATATTATGAGTGTTGGAGCTGCGGCCATAAGTGGGACGAGAGGCCGGAAAGCGGGATAGTGAGGAGGATGGCAGATGAGCAGGGACATCGACGACCTGACGCCCCGGATGCGGGAGAAAATCGTCGCCTTTGAACAGGCCCTGGCTGCTGCCGGGCTGGGTCATTTCCGCCGGTCCTGCACTTACCGGAGCCAGGCGGAGCAGGACGTGCTGTGGAAGCAGGGTCGGGCTCCCCTGGCGGAGGTCAACGCCGCCCGGGAGGCTATCGGTCTGGCGCCGATCACGGCGGCCCAGAACGTCAAAATAACGTGGCGGGCCGTCTCGGTCCACACCAGTCGTGAGGCCGTGGACTACTACGTCCTGCGCGACGGCCGGGCCGACTGGGACCTCAAGGTGGACATCAACCGCGACGACATCCCGGATTGGCAACAGTTTGTTGAGATTGCCGAGTCATGTGGTTTGGAGGCCGGGGGGCGATGGAGAAGACCTGATTGGCCTCATGTGCAATGGAAGGATTGATCATGGATAAGTTAGCATTGATAAGCCTCTCGGTCCTTATACTCGTCCAGGGGGCGGATATATGGACGACCATAAGGGCGATAAGCAGCGGCCAGGGAACCGAAGCAAACCCTGTCATGGCCTGGGTGATTGACAAGTTCGGCCTGTACCTGGGAACGATAACCCCCAAGGCCCTGTTCGCAGCCCTGGTCATCGTCGGGACCATCACTTACCCCTTTTGTATGACGTGGATCAATTTTGCTATCACGGCCCCTTACCTGGTCCTTGTTTATCGAAATTACAAGGTCGTTAAGTGAAGACAGGGGCCGTCAAGCGGAAGGAAGCCGAAAAGAAGGCGAAAAGGCAGAAGCGGAAGACCAAGAAAGGGAAAAGATAAATGGATTTCAAGGACGTTGCCAAGATTGCGATTGACATGGCCCCTGCTATCGGCGGGGCTTTAGCAATCCCGACGGGCGGGGCAAGCGTGGCGGTAGGGGCGGCGATCAAGGCCCTGGGATCTGTTTTTGGCCTGGGAGAAAGCGCAAAGCCGGAAGAAATCGCGAAGGCGATCCAGGGGGACCCGGAAGCAGCTTTCAAGCTGAAAGTCGCGGAACAGAATTTCATTCTGGAAATGAGGAAGGCCGACAATGAAGAACTAAAGGCCATTCTATCAGATGTCCAGGGCGCGAGGACTCGACAGGTCGAAAGCGAGAAAGTGACCGGAAAACGGGATCTCAACCTTTACGTTCTGGCCTGGGTGATTGTCCTGGGATTTTTCTCCCTTATCGCTGTCCTTCTGTATGTTCCCTTACCGGAAGATTCAACAGGGGTTGTCTTTATGCTTTTTGGCTCCCTTTCAGCGGGGTTCGGCGCGGTGATTCAATACTTTTTCGGATCGTCAAGGGGGTCGGAGGTCAAAACTACCTTGTTAGCAAAGGCGTCACCGACAAAGGAATAATGACCATGACCCTGAAGGCCCAGATCGCCGCCGACCTGAACGCGGTCTACTTCGATGCCGCCGCCTTTGCCGAGACCGTCACCTATACCCCCGTCGGCGGGGCGGCGCAGACGATCAAGGCGATTATTGACTACGGCGTGCCGGACGAAAGCGGCCTCGCCGGGATGGACGCCGTGAACACGGATGCGGAGCTGTGGCTCCAGGCCGATGCCACAAACGGCATTGCCTCGGTAGCCGTCAATGACGCCGTCACGATCGGCAGCGAGACCTGGCGGGTCATTTATGCCCGGAAAATAGACGACGGCCTGATTTGGCGCTGCCGCATCAGCAGGAGCACCCGATGAGCCAGGCGGACATACTGGGAGAGATCACGACCATCGTCGCCGGCGTATCCGGTGTCGGGGTCGTCCATGACTTCGAGCGATCCTCCCGATCCCCGGCGGAGTGGCTCGACATCATGACGTCGGGCGGAAAGATCAACGGCTGGACGATCTCGCGGGAGGCTACGGAGTCGGAATGGGAGTTTCACACGACGAACCGCCTCCGCCACGTATTCCGGATCAAGGGCTATTACGCCGTGGACGACGCCGCCGCCTCGGAGAAGACCTTTCAGGCCCTGGTGGATGAGGTGCGGAAGGCCTTCAACGGGCACGAGACCCTGAGCGGCGACGCCCTCATTAGCGGCCCGTGTCAGATCGACTATGTCGGCATCCGGGAGATCGCCCCGGATACCGGCTATTATCTCCACGTCGCCGAGCTGACCCTCGCGGCGGAGGAGCGGGAAACTCGGTAGAAAGGAGAGCATCATGGACGGACAGGATTTATGCCGCAGCGGCGGCACCGTGTATCTGGACCAGGCAGGCAGCGAGATTCCGCCCCCGGGCCCGGATCAGGAAGAAGTGCACGATATAGAGGAGGAAAAGGACAATGATAATTAAACGCGCCCAAATAGCGGCAAAAGCGGAGTCCGTAGAAGGGACTGCCGAGACCCTGGCCGGGGCCGATGCCTTTCTGGCCCAGAATATTAGTTTTTCCCCGGAAATCGAGATGGGGACCAGGGACAACGTCTCGTCGTCCCTGTCCAACTTCAGCCAGGTCCCCGGCGCCAGCAAGGCCACCCTGGAGTTCGACGTGGAGCTGAAGGGCTCCGGCACGGCGGGGACCGCCCCGGCCCTGGGCAAGCTCCTGCTGGCGTGCGGCTTCGGAGAAACGGTGGCCTCCGGTGTATCGGTCACCTACAAACCCGCCTCCACGGGGATCGGCTCTATCTCTCTGGCGGTATATAACGACGGCGTGCGATATGGAGTTTTCGGCGCCCGGGGCAACGTCAGCCTGAAACTCGAAAAGGGGAAACCGGGCATGCTGCACTTCGTCTTCACCGGGGCGGACTTCACCGTCACCGATGTGGCGATGCTGTCCTCCGGCGTCTCCTACGAGACGACGGTCCCGAAGCCGTTCCTGTCGGCGACGATGACCATCGATTCCTACGCCGCCCTGCTGGGCAGTATGGAATTCAACATGAATAACGATATTGCCCTCCGTCCCGACGTGAACGTCTCCTCGGGGTACAAGAGCGCCGTCATCACCGGGCGGCGGCCGACCCTGTCCATCGACCCGGAGATGGTCCTGGTCGCCACCTATGACTTTTTTGGCAAATGGAGGAGCGGCAATGAGGGCGCCCTGACCCTGGCCCTGACCGGATCGGCGGGAAACATCTGCACGATCACGGCGCCGAAGGTCCAGTACACCGGCGTGAAGCCGGCGGACAACAGCGGCATCCGGTCCCTGGGTATCGACTGCCAGTTGAACCGCAACGCTGGCGACGATGAGATCGTCATCGTGTTTACGTAGGTCGCGATCGCTGAAAGGAAAAACGATATGCAGGAAACAAGGTATGAGATCGACGGCCGGACCTTTTACCAGCGGCCCCTGGTCCTGGGACAGGTCCGGCAACTGCTGGACCTGATGCAGGGCGTGACCATCCCCGTCGGGGCCGGCGCAATGGGCATCATTGATGCCCTGGGGGAGAAGCTGCCGATGGCCCTGGCTATCGTCCTCACCGAGGCGGACCGTCCCCTGCGGGACAAGGACCTCCACGTCCTGGCCCAGGAGCTGACCTACAGCGTGACCCCGGAGACGGCCCTGGAGGTCGTAGAACATTTTTTCGGTCTGAACCCGATTGCCTCACTATTGAGCCGCATCGGGAACCTGGCGGAGAAGATCGGGGCGGCGCTGCCGGCAAACGACGAGACGCCGCCGACTACATAGAGGAGCTGTGCGTGCTGATTACCGGCGGCGTCATTACCCGCCGGGAATGGGCGCTCTGGGAGTGCCCCTACCGAGACGCCCGGAGGTGGGCGAGCGAAGTGCTGCGGCAGCGATACCTATGGATGGAGATATTATTCGGGGCGACGGAGGGCAAAGAGGGAGGAACGAAACCATGCCGTCACCCGGACATGTGCGCCATGTGCCGGAAGCGGTGCGGCGATCGGGTGGGGTAGCGGTATAGTCAGAAGGGAGATACAGTGGCGAGTCAGGACATCTCGTTAATCATTAAGGCGAACGACCAGGCCACGGAGCAGATCAAGAAGCTCCGACAGGAGATCGGCAGCATCCGGCAGTCGGCCGAAACCGCGGCCAAGGGCCTTAGCTGGATGGGCGATTTCGCAACGAAGACGTATATCCAGTTCGCCGCCCTGTCGCAGTCCGTCCAGGGGCTGGCCGCTGCCTGGGGCAAGATGAAGCAATACATCGACCTCGGGTCGGAGGCCCTGCGTGCGGAGGAGGCGTTCCGCGCCATGTCCGACGCGACCGGTGTCGCCGCCGCCGCCCTCACCGAAAAAATGAAGAAAGCGGCCGGTGGCTTCGTCGACGATTCGCACCTGATGCAGAAGGCGGCCTTCGCTCTGTCGCAGGACATTGACCCTGACAAGATACCGCAGTTGATTGAGGCGGCGCGGGTGGCGGCGCGAAACACCGGTCGGGACGTGGCGGAGTCCATCGACGGCATCATCCAGGCCGTCTCTACCAACATGCCGCGGAGCCTGCGGCAGATGGGGTTAATATCCAAGGAGCAGATGGGGCTGCTCGAACAGGCGGCGACGGCGGGCGTGACCGAGGTAGGCCTCCTCGACCTGGTCCTGGCCAAGGCGGCGCTGACGCAGGCGCAGTACGGCGCTGCGGCGGATAATGCGGCCAAGGAGATCAAGCGCCTGGAGGTGCAGATAGGCGAGCTGAAGGAGACGATTGGCAAGGGGCTGATCGAAGGACTGCAGAGGTTGTTAGGCGCATTGCAGGGTGTCGCGGGCTTCGCCCTGGGGGCGGCCGTCAACATCTTCCAACTGATGCAGGCCTCGAACGCCCTCTTCGCGATGGGGGCCGAAAAGATGGGCCAGGCCGGGAAGGCAAGCGAATATAAGGCCCAGGCGAGAGAGTGGGCGCTGGCGGCCAGGGCGGCGGAGGATGCGTCCAACGAGCTGTACCGGCGGGCAATGGAGAACATGTACGGCGGCGGTCCCGCGGGCGACCAGAGATCGCCGGCCCAGAAGAGCAGGGACATCGCCACGGCCCAGGCGAGATTGAATGCCCTGATGGAGGATTTGAAGCGGCGCATCGCCGCCGCCAAGGGTGGCGGATCTGTCGACAGGATCCGTGAAGAGTGGGCGAAGATCGAGCGGGACTTGAGCGCCGACATTGCCAAAAGCGGCCTGGGAGAATATGAAAAGAGGCTTATCGACATCGACAAGAGGGTCGAGGAGCTGAAAAAAAAGGCGGCCGAGCTGCCGACGGAGATGGAGCGGGCGGCGGCAGGCGGGATAATTACTTCCTGGGCGGACGCCATGAAAGATCAACTGGCAGCCGATGACCTGCAAAAGGAAGTGGATGCCCTCCTTGCCGCCAATGCCGAAGGCCATAAGGCCCTGAAGGACCTCGACCGGAGCCTGACCGAGGCGCGCGCCTCGGAGCTGCAGAAACGCTTAAACGCCGTGGATGAGACGGCGAAAAAGGAACGGGAACTTGCCGACCAGGCGCTGTTGCGACGGGTCATCTCCGAAGAGGAATATGCCGCCAAAGGACGGGAGATAGCGGCGGTGGCTGCCGACGCCAAAAAGAAGATCCAGGCCGACTACGAGCGGTCGGTCCGCGAAGCCGAGATCAATGCCCGCCTGGCCGACCTCGACCTCCTGGAGAAGGAGGGGCTGGCCCACCGCGAGACCCTGGCGGAACGTATTGAGTTGACAAAGGAGCTGATCCGTGTCGAGGAAGAGCATCTGGCGACCATGGACAAGAGACAGGACGAGGCGGGGTGGTACGCCCAGAGCGACAAGGTCACCGCCGCCCGGAAGACCTACGCCGATCTCACCCGCGAGATGGCGATGACCAGGCCGTTCGGCGCGCTGAAGCTCTCCATGGACGACGTGGTCAACAGGTGGACCGATGCCGGGCAGCAGATGTACGATGTGGCCACTTCCACCGCCCAGGCCATGCAGCAGGCCTTCAGCGACTTCTTTTTTGATACTTTTCAGGGTAAACTCAAAAGTTTAGGCGATTACGTTAATTCCTTCTTGACTTCCGTCCAGAGGGCTGTCGCCAACGCGCTGTCGCAGCAGATGAGCGCGGGGATCGGTGGGCTGATCAATGCCGGGGTCGGAGCCTTGTTCGGCGGCGGTAAGGTCGAGGGTTACCATAATGGCGGCGTCGTGGGCGAGACGGCCCCGACCTTTTATCGTGTGGTTCCGAGTGCTGCATTTGCCGGGGCGCGGAGAATGCACGATGGGTGGCTTGGCGCTGATGAGGTCCCGGCAATCCTCCAGAAAGGGGAGTGGGTATTGTCGCGGCGGGACGTGGCAGCCATGAAGGCCGCGGCCACAGGCGACGGCGCCCCCAATGTCGCGGTAAACATCATCAACCAAACTGGCACGCCTCTATCCGGCAGTCAGCAGGGGTCTCCCCGCTTCGACGGCAAAAAATGGGTCCTCGACATCGTGGTCGAGGGTCTGGACCGGTATGCTCCGCTCCGGACTGCGTTAGGAAATATGAGGTCGTAACATGCCGCTGTCCCTCTCCTCCGCAATCGCTCTCGCCAAGAATCAGCTCTCCGACGACGGGGCGTGGTTGGTGCTGCTGGAGATCCAGTTCAACGATCTGGCCGCCACGGTCCTCCGCCTGGTCCGCAACACCGAGGACATCGTCTGGGGCGGCGAGACCTGGACGGCCTATCCATTCGATCTCGATGAGGCGAGACAAAGCGCCGACGGGTCGGTCCAGTCTGTGGCGATTCGGGTCTCCAACGTGCTGCGGGCCGTGCAGCGGTATATCGAGTCCCTGGACGGCATGGGCGCCGCAGAGGTCATTATCCGGGTGGTGTATTCCAACGAACTGGATGAGGCCGCCGTCATCGAGGAGACGTTCTCCGTCGGGAAAATCACCTGCGCAGCCGAATGGGTGACGATCGAGCTACAGCCGGAGAACTTCTGGTCCCGTCGGTGTCCCCGCTATACCTACACGCGGCAGAATTGCCGCTGGAATTTCAAGTCTACAGAATGCGGCTACAGCGGGGCGACGGCGTCGTGCAACAAGACATTGGCGGCCTGTGCCGCCCAGAGCGGCGGGTCGAACATTGCGCGTTTTGGGGGGTTTCCTGCCATTCCTGGGGTGGGGTTCGATGAAAACGGAACAGCGGAGAGCGTGGCAGATGCGTAACCAAAACATCTCCATCCAGGACCTGATCGGGAAACCGTTCGTGGACGGTGGGCGCGGACCGGCGGGCTACGACTGCTATGGTCTGGTCATGGAGGTCATGCGGCGCTATGGCATCGCGCTGCCCGATTACGGGTGCTCCTGCTTAGACCGGCACGACCCTGCCGCCATTGCCGCCGCTTGCGCCGCCGCCGGTCCGCACTGGACACAAATCCCGACCCCGGAGCCGGGATGCCTGGTCGCCATCGCCTACCCCTACCCGGGCCTAATATCCCATGTCGGCGTCGTCATTGCTGCGGATCGGTTCATTCACACCCGCGCCGCGACCGGCGGTGTCACCATCGACCGCCTCTCCTCGCCGGCCTGGCGAAAGCGGATCAGAGGGTATTGGCGCTACGTCGGGGAGGCAGTGGACATCACTCCGGACATAAAAGAGCCGGCAACAACGGTAGGTAGCAACCTACCTTCCCTTTCGTCCGATAGCATCCCCACATCATATAATCCCTTTTGCCGCCCCGTCGGTTGGAAATCGCTGCCTGTTCCTCTATCCGCAGGGGCCAGCATCGCGGACGTCATCCATGCCCATTTCCCCGGCATGTCCCGCCGCACCTGCATCGTCCTGCACAACCGGCATCTCGATCCCGACTGGTCCTCCCCAGTGTCGGCAGGCGATAATTTGTTGCTCGTTCCCCGGCTCGCCGGAGGTGGCGGGATAGGGGGCATATTGCGCCCGCTGGCGATGATCGCCGTGGCGGCCCTGGCCGTCTATACCGGCGGCGCGGCGGCGACGGCGTTGGGACTGTTTACCACCACCATGACCGCCACTGCCACGATCACGTCCTTGACGGCGACGGGCATGTTCGTTTCCGCCGCCGTCGGCACGGCGGTAATGGTGGCCGGATCGATGATGATCAACGCCCTGCTCCCTCCTCCCGACCTGGCCGCCAATGTCCCGTCCATCTCGGGACTGTCGTCGACCGGCGCGGGAGCGATGGGCGGGACGATGACCTATGGATGGCATGGCCCGCGGAACTCCTGGGATCCGGAGCTGGCCATCCCGATCCTGTATGGGGCCATGCGCTGCGGCGGCCAGGTGATCAATTATTATGTCGAGACCAATAACTACACCAATGCCCAGACCATGCACATGCTCCTGGCGATATGTGAAGGGGAGGTTGCCACGCCGCCGGCGGACGATGACGACATCTATATCGGCGAAAATAAGCTGTCCTCCTACGAAGAATATTCCTGGGACGTCCGGGCTGGCGTCACTGATCAGGAGGCGATCGGCGGGTTTGCGAAGCTACATCAGTATCGCCAGTTATCCATTGAGATAGTTACCCGCTGCGTCCTCATGCTCCATTTCAACGCCTCCCCCTTTGTGGACTCCAGCCCGGCGGCGGCGTCCGTGACCACCTCTGGGACGGTGACCTTAGATACCACAAACAAGAAATACGGGGCCGGGTCGGGGCTGTTCAATGGTAGTAGCTTCGTATATGTTGCCGATTCGCCCCGGTTCATCATTGAAGACAAGAATTTCTGCCTCCGGCTCTGGGTGAAGTTGACCGACGACAGCCGGCGCTACCACGGTCTGATGTGCCACGGCGGGAGCACTCCTGGCGGGTGGAACCTGTTCTACGACTCGGTCATGGATATTGTCGCCCTCACGGTCTTCGACGCGATTGGCGCCTGCAACACCGACAAGCTGAAAGACTTGCACCAAATCAATATGTTTGATGGCGATTTCCATTATGTCGAACTCAACCGGACGGGGGTGAAGCAGGGCATCTGGGTAGACGGTAAAGAGGTCGGCGGCGCCGAGAACGACTGGAATTATCCTGATACGGCCTCCTCGGTGAACGTGGGGCTGGCCTACGTGGACTCAGCATGGCGGTATGCGAAGGGCAATATCGACGACGCCCAGATCATCATCGGCCAGGTGCTCCATGAGCCGTACCGTTGGAGCAGCGCAGGAGGCACGCTGAATTTCTCGCCGCCTGGGGAGATCGCCGACGATTACGATTTTGTCGTCGCCACCCGAGGGGAATGCGACGAGATCACCGTCTATGTGGAGTTCCCCAACGGTCTGTTCGAGGTCAATTCCTCGTCCGTGTTAATCGACCATTCCTGCGAATTTGCGATCCATTACCGAGCCGTGGGTGCTGGGGCGTGGACCCAGCTGGGCGGCGCCAACATTACCGTCACGGCCAACCAGCGGGAGCCGGTCCGCCGTCAATACTCGATCACCGGTCTGGCCCGCGGTAAATACGAGGTGAAGCTCGCCCGGGTCAGCCCGGAGGAGACCTCCACCCTCATGATGTCCGACCTCTACTGGACCGGTCTGGACGAGATAGTGGATGAGGAGCTGGTTTACCCCTACACGGCTCTCCTCGGTATCCATATCAAGGCCTCCGATCAGCTATCCGGTCCGCCGCCGACGGTCACGTCCGTCTGGGATCGGGGGACGATCACCGTCAAGGGGTCTATCTCCAGCGGGGCGTTCATCGACACCGGGACCATGTCCGTCGCCTCGTCCAACCCGGCCTGGGCTGCCTATGACCTGCTGACCAACGAACGCTATGGGTATAAGATCCCACCGTCGCGATTGGATTACGCCTCTTGGGATGCCTGGGCGGACTGGTGCGATGGGACCGTAGATGGCGCGACCCGCATCACGCTCAACGGCATCCTCGATTCCCAGATGACCCTGGCCGCGGCCCTGAACAAAATTTGCCAGCACGGCAGAGCGCAAATCACCCAGGCGGGACAGACCCTCCGGGTGGCCGTCGAGGCCCCGGTGTCATCCGCGGCCCAGGTATTCGGCCCGGGCAATATCCTGGAGGGATCGGCCACCACGGAGTTTCTCCCGCGCAGCTCCCGTCCCGACATGTATTATATCGAGTATCTGAACGCCGCGTACGATTACCGGCGCGATAAAGTGCCAATAAAATCGGCAGGATATGACAGCCTGACCCGCGTCCCCATTACAGAGAGTCTCTTTCTGTGGGGCTGCACGTCTGAGGACGAGGCCCGGCGGTACGGCCTCCTGCGGATGCACATCTCCGACCGGCTGAACCGGGTGCGGTCCTGGTCTGCCGACGTGGATGCCATCGCCTGCCTGCCGGGTGATATGGTGCTCGCCCAGGACGAGGGCAACGATTTGACGTACGGCGGCCGCCTGGGAGACCAAACCGGTGTCGCGGACGATGTGATCGTCCTCGATCAGGCCATCACCCTGGCCGCGGCCACCTATGACGGCAACTGCACCGTCTGGGTCCGCCTGGCCGACGACAGCTTGGCATCGCGGACCATCACCGGCCCCTGGGACACGGAGACGGATACGTTTACCTTGGATACGGATTTGGTCGGGAAGGGCCGGGACG